TCGGTCTTACAGAAACCGATGTGCGTCGGTTGTGGGAAGGCATTGCTGCTGGTGCCGATGAGAACGCGAAAGACCCTGGCACAGGGGCACTACTGCTTCAGTATCAGACACTTATTCTTCAATATCAGTTGCTAGGGGATTCAATTAAAACCATCGCTTTGGCACTTGATAACCAGATGACATTGGAAGAACTGAGAACTCTGCTGTCCAGTGACCCGGAAGAGACGCTTACCAACTTATCCAGAGAGTGCATCATCCTTCGTCCGTTCGTTCCGCCAAACCAAAAAGAATTGGCTGATGACGCGATCAGAAAGTAAAGAAGGTTTTTCTTTACTTCGCACCACCTCAGTTCTACCTTCCGCGAGGAATGCGACTGTCTCGGAACTGTTCAAACACTGAAGGAGTTTCCATCTATGAAGTTTTCTAATCTTACCATCAATTTGCTGCCCGCGCAAACGCGAGTGGAAACGCTGGAAGGCCGGGAGCACATCGTTGTTCCAATGGTCATCTTGACGGAGGGCGTTCACAGTGGTTCCGGCGGTCCGGTTTACTATCCGAAGGACGAACTGTCCAAGACTCCAGAGATTTGGAATCACAAACCTGTCGTCGTGTATCACCCAATGATGAACGGCCAAGGTATTAGCGCTTGCCAGCCGGACGTTCTCAACAATCGCAAAGTCGGCATCATGCTGAACACCAAGTTCGAGGACGGAAAGCTTAAGTCCGAGGCTTGGATTGAAAAGGTGCGTGCGAATGCCGTCGATGAGCGCATCATGACCGCCATTGAGACGAAGGAGATGATGGAAGTGTCCACTGGTTTGTTCATGGACAATGAGGACACGACCGGCAAGTGGCAATCCGAAGAATACAAAGGTGTGGCGCGCAACTACAAACCCGACCATCTAGCGTTGCTGCCCGACCAGATAGGTGCTTGTTCAATTTCAGATGGAGCCGGGTTCCTCCGCAACCAAGCGGGTGATGGCAAGAAGAAGACTTCCGAAAAGCAGGCGCTTAAGCATCTCGCACAGCGCCTCGGACTGATTGACAACGAACAGTCCTACTCCAATATCAGTTCGTTGCTCTCCACCAAGATTCGCGAGAAGTTTAAGGTCGGTGAAGACGGCCCGTGGATTTGGGTGGTGGATGTTTACTCCAATTTCTTCGTCTACGAGAAGGACGCAAAGTTTTGGCGGCTCGGATACATGTCTAACGACACCGATGTTTCGTTGAGTGACGAAACACCAGTCGAAGTCAAACGAGTCACCGAGTATCGGACGGTTGATGGTTCTTTTGTTGGGAACCGCCAGCCCGCAACAAAAACAACAGAACAAGACAAAACTATGAACAAGAAAGAGAAAATTGACGGCATCATCGCCGCTAATGCGGGATGGGCGGAGGCAGACCGCAAAAACCTTGAGGTCTTCAACGACGCACAATTGGACATCGTTTCCAATTCCGTCAAGAAGCCCGAACCGACGCCGGCTCCGACGCCTGTGACACCCAAGGCACCGGAAGCACCGGCTCCGACGGTAAACAATACGCCGGCACCTGCGACGCCCAAGACGGCGCTGACGGTTGATGAATACATTAGCAATGCTCCGCCGCAGATGCGCGAAGTGTTGAACGACAGCATGAGCGCGCTGAACGAGGAGAAGGCGAAGCTAGTTGCTGGTATCATGGCGAATGAGGCGAACCCGTTCGGCAAGGAAGAACTCGAATCCCAGCCGATCGCACAGTTGCGCAAGCTGGCTCGGTTGTCAGCCAGCACCACTGCTCCGCAGATGGTCACTTACGAAGGCCAGGCGCCGACGCCTCGCACGAATCGGAAGGAAGAAGAGGCGTTGCCGGTTCCGACAATGAATCACCTCTGGGAAAAGAAGGACGCGAAAGCCGCGTAAATCGAGCGGGATCCAAACAAACAATGCAGTTGTAATTATTACGTAACCAAATAATCCAAAAACAATGAAGACACGACCAACAAGGATTCAGCTCAAGGGTGAGGGAGTCCACGAGGAAGGACGCGCTGCGTCTACCATCAAACCCGGAATGCTGATCAAGATGAACAGTGCCGGCAATCTCATCCCGCACGGCACGGCCGGTGGCGTGGCTGAAAAGTCCTTTGCGTTGGAAGACGCATTGCAGGGGCGCGGCATTGATGACAACTACGCCAGTGGCGAGTTGGTGTCGTATGCGCTGCAAAGCCCAGGCGACGTGGTGTTTGCTTTTCTGTCCGCAGGTGAGCACGCAACGCCCGATGAATTCCTCACCAGCAACGGCGACGGGACGTTGAAGGTGGCAGGTGGATCTGACAACCGCATTGCGGCGGCGTTGGAAGAAATGGACTTGAGCGACACGAGCGACGTGGATACACGTATGCGCGTTCGTATCTTGTAAGAAACCCGCGACCTGATAACCAAGAACAAAAATACCATGCAGGACTTCATATACAATGGCAAGGCGCAGGGGAATGTCGCTTCAACGCTGCTTTCAAACGGCTTTGATGTTGCGGCCCTTCGCCCGTGGATTGGCGAAGACGGACGCCAATACATTACTCAGAACGTCGGCGGTGTTGCGACGAAGGTGCCTATCCTGACTCGCAATGCAACGTTGCGCCGGGATGAGTGGAAACAAATCGACGATGCAGTGACAATGGCTGCTCGTGAACGGCTCCGAATTATTTCGGACTTCCGAGGAGCGGGGCTGACTTACACTGTGCCAAACGGCATGGGTAAGACAGTGCTCGAATCCGACCGGATGGGCGATATCACACCGGCCACCATCAGCATGGATCCGGCACGCAAGTCGGAAGGCGATCGGCCCGAGACGGACACGATCAACTTGCCGCTCCCTGTGATTCACAAGGACTTCTTCTTCAACGCACGTCAAATTGCGGTCAGCCGCAACAATGGCGCCGGCGTTGATGTTACCACTGCGCAGCTCGCTGCTCGCAAGGTGACGGAAGAAGCTGAGAAGCTGTTCCTCGGCACGGCTGGCACATACAGCTATGGCGGCGGAACGGTTTACGGCCTCACGAACTACATCGGCCGGCTCACGAAGGTGCTCACACATCCGGACGACAGCGGCTGGACGCCCAAAATGCTGGTTGAAGAAGTGCTCGGAATGCGCCAGCAGTCCACAGACAATAACTACTTCGGCCCCTGGATGCTCTACGTCTCGCCGAACTGGGACTTGCACCTGGATACGGACTATAGCGACGCGAAGGGTGACAACACGCTCCGCGAACGGTTGAAGAAGATCAACGGCATCACGGACATTCGCACGGTGGACTATCTCTCCGGGCACCAAATGATCCTTGTGCAGATGACTTCGGATGTCGTGCGCTTGGTCAACGGCATGGACATTACCACGCTCCAGTGGGAAACGGACGGTGGAATGAGAATCCACTTCAAGGTGATGGCGATCTGGGTTCCTCAGATTCGTTCGGATTATGATGATCAGACTGGCATCGTTCACGGCGTTGCACCCTAAACTCAACGGGAGATAACATTGCTGTTGCGGATGATGAGTGAAACGAAACATTAACAAAGGCAAAACATGAGATTCAGGGTAAAAGCTGGCAAACATCAACAAGACCAGCAGACATACAAGAAGGGTGACGTTGTTGACAGTGATCATGATCTGATCGCTGCGTTCCCTTCCAAGTTCGAACGAGTGGAAGACGATGCAGGTGGCTCAGCGGGCCCCGGCCTCGAGCGGACACCCGTTGGCGTGGTGCCGGTCGGACTGCGCATCCATAACCCGGCCGAAGTCGAAGGCGCACAGCCGCACGGCGATTCCTCGCAGTTGGTGGGGACGCATGTGAAAGACATCGACCAGACACAGACGGCGCAAACGAAGGCGCTGGATGGTCTGGATCAACAGACCGCGCGCATCAGCGAGAGGGCGAAAGCCAATGCGCCGGAAGACGAGGACGAAGAGGCGGCCGACGGAGAAGCCGCTGCCAAGTCCACTGCCGGGCACGTGAAGGAGAAGAAATCCTCCAAGAAGAAAAAGTCGCGCAAGTGGGACTAAGCCGTGCCACGCACAACTCACGAGTTGGTTGAAGGGGTAATCGAGATTGATAGCGATATCAATCTCGACCCCTTCATTGCGGTGGCGAATGCGCTCGTAACGGAGATTGCTCCTGACTCAGGTCATACCGAGGAGCGCTTGATTCTCATTGAGACGTGGCTTGCTGCGCATTTCTACACGGTGCGCGACCCGCGTCCAGTATCAGAAAGGGCGGGCAGTGTGTCTGTTACGCATCAGTCCGCCGTTGCCCTAGGACTGAATACCTCGCATTACGGGCAAACTGCTATGACTTTGGACACAACGGGGCGCCTAAAGGCCCTCCACGCTGGCAAACGGGTTGTCGGCGTAACGTGGTTAGGCCGAACAGATGAGCAGCGATTACTCGACCCTTGAGCGGGAGTGGCTTGATGAGGATGTTTACTGCGTAGGCGGTGGGCCTTCTCTGAAGGGCTTCGACTTCAGCTTACTCAAAGACAAACGTGTCATTGGATGCAATGACGCGTATCACCTTGGCGGTGACATCATCAAGATTCTAGTCTTCGGTGATGCGGGCTGGTGGCATCGGAACCGGATGAACTTAGAGACGTTCACCGGACGCGTGGCTACCAATGCCCCTTCGATGAAAGAATTTCAAGTGCCAGGAATGCTCAAGTTCAAGCGTGAACGCGACGGCTATCATAAAGGAGACACGCTTGGCTGGAACTATTCGACTGGTGCATTGGCGATTAACCTCGCCGTCAACCTTGGTGCCAGGAGGGTGCTTCTCCTTGGCTATGACCTCGCGAATCACGATGGTCAGTCCCACTGGCACCATTTGAATTCCAAGACCACACAGGATGCGTCATTCGCCAGATTCTTGCGTGGCTTTCACATGCTTCAACGGCACTTGCCCGTTGGGGTTGATGTGGCGAATGTCACCGACGGCACTTCCAAGCTCAAGTGCTTCAGAGAAATGACCTTCAACGAGCTTCACCAGCATTTGGCACGGGCTCCTCTTAAGGAGGCAGCTTGAGCCTCATTAAACGAATGCGCCGCCAGAAAGCACTCTGGTGGAACAGAGGTCCTGCGGCAGATCGCTTTGGCAAATACCCTTACGATGCACCCATCGAGATTGAATGCCGGTGGGAAGACGTGGCTGTTGAATTCGTCACAGCGAAGGACGAGAAGATGGTTTCAAAAGCCGTTGTCTACGTGGACCGGCCGATGAAACCCGGCGACCGGTTGAAACTTGGTGAAGAGGACAGCAACACGCAGGACGATCCGTTCCGCGATACCAATGCCTTTGAGATTAAACGATTCGACAAGATGCCCAACCTCAAAAACAAGGAGACGCTGCTCACAGCTTATCTATGAGGATCAACGGGGAAATAATCAACATGGACGCGGTGCTGAACAACATCGAAGGAGCACAGCGCGCCATTGCCAAAGGGGTGAGCAAAGGACTGCGACGTGCCGGCCTTATCTTGCAGCGCCAGGCGCAACTGCTCGTTCCGGTTGATTACGGTGTCCTCAAAGCCAGTGCTTTCACACGCGCCGCTGGCACTGGACTTACCACCCAAGTGAACGTTGGCTTCACTGCCGCCTATGCCCTCTTTGTCCATGAGAACCGTGCTATCTTCCCGCCGGGAATGAGATTGAAAGGCCAGCCGCGTGGCAGTGTCGAACAGTCTACTGGCGTCGGACGGGATGCCTCTACAGGCCGCTTTCGTTCTTCAGGCCGTGGACGTTATTGGGATCCGCAAGGACAAGCCCAGCCTAAGTTCTTAGAAGAACCGTTCCTTCGATTCGGTCCTTCTCTCAATTTGATTGTCAAAGCGGCGATTCGTAAGGAACTGAATTTATGAGCTCGCCCGCCAGCATCATACGCCAGTTCTTAATCGACCGTGGCATTGGCACCGAGAACGGCGGAGGGTGGCCTGTTTTCGTCGGCTTCTTCCAAGATGAACCGCATGA